TTCTCGCGCTTGTCGCGCGCCTGCTTCTCCGCATCGACCGCTTCGAGGGTGCCGGGTGAATCGTGGTTCACCCACTCGGCTTCGGTCGGGTCCAGCTCGATGTGATCGCCTTCGGCCCATGGCCCGAAGGTGCTCGATCCGTATCGGTGTGTGACGAGATACCTCATGACGGATCAGACCCCTTCGAGGTGCACGAGACACCACACGGTCACGATCACGTCGGCCGCTACCGGCGTCCACGTTCCGGCCGTGGTGAGCTTCACGCCCACCCGAGAGCCTGCCGCGCCTCCGTCAGAGCCTCTCCCCTGAGTGGAGTGGTGCCGGAGGGTGTTGGTCCCGTTCAGGACGGCCTGAAGGCCGGTAACCGTGCCGTCCACCGTCGCGTCTACGGTGCACGTGCCGGACAGTCGAGCTGAGTCGCTCGTGACTGAGATCGCGATGATGTCGTAATCGAAGGGGATCGTGTATTCGGTCGCCTTCGCGATGCCGTCCGCGACGCTCATTGCTGCCGCGCTCTGTGCGTCGGCGACCGCGCCCTGAGTGAAGAGCAGGGGGACGAGTTGCCCCTTCGAGATGATCCGCTCAATCTGCTGAGCCTTGCCCATGATCTTCCTTCCCGCACCGGAGCCCCTGACACGTAAGCGTCAGGGGCAGACCGGCTCAGATTCGGTTCTAGTGGTGGTGATCAGCCTTAGCCGATCGTGATGTTCCGGAGGGTTGCAGCCGCCTCGATGCCCGAAGCCGCGCCGGTCGGAGTGAACCGACCGAAGCCGAGACGCAGCGAGTAGACGAGACGAGTCTGGTCAGTGGCCGGAAGCCTCTCAGTCTCGACCATGACGCGCCGACGCCACCCGGTCTTGAATCCGCGCCGGTTGAACGCTGACACCTGACCCTTGACGTTGTTCGCCGGAGTGGTGGAGACCTTGCCGTCCGCCTCCGTCAGCGCCATCGCCATGGAGACGACGAGCGGGTGACGGCCGATCTTCAGAACCTCACCGGTCAGGACCGTCGCCTGAGGTCCGTACTTGTCCACGGTCAGAAGCTCGTCGATCATGGCGATCTTGTCGGCCGTCTCCGGGTCGGAGACGTAGACCAGGTCATCCGGGTTTGCCGGGTGGCCCCAATCCACGAGCCGCGCCTTGTCGATCATGTCGCCGCGAAGCGCGTGCAGCATGGCCAGCGTCGGAGCCCCGGCCGCGTCGTTGTCGTTGTTCGTGTTGTCCACGAGCGACGCGTGACGGATGCCGTCGAACGCGAGGTAGTGCTTCGAGTCAGCGGGGTCCGCGTCGTCGAGGTTGATGTTCCCGGTCGCCGAGTTGGTCGTGTCGCCGTTGAGAACCAGGCTGTCGGTGTAGTGCGCGATCGAAGCCGCCGCCTGACGCCGGAGGAACGGCACGAAGGGGATGATCGAGTCCTCTTCCATCTCGCCGGACCACATCTGATGGATCACGAACTTCTTCGCGTCCACCTGAACCCGCTGGGATCCGGTCTTGACGGTCGCGTAGTTCGACGAGTTGTTCGCGGTGTTCTCGGAGACGAAGAGCATCTCCGGAATGTCCACTTCGACCGGCAGGTAGGCGGTCGGGTCGGTCATCTCGAACGACTCGATCAGGCCATACAGCCGCGACTCGCGCCGCGCCGCGTCCCACAGCTCGCCGACGTACTGCGCGCCGATCAGTTGCGAGCCGTAACCCGCCTCTCCGGTGTCCATGGCCAGAAGAGCCCGCTGATACGCGCCGGTCTGCTCCCACGCGCCGCGCTTCGCGAGCTGACGGTCTGAGCCGTGGAACATCGAGATCGGCAGACGCGGGAAGAGATCGTCGATCGCCTTGCGGTCGAGCTTCCGAACTTCGTCCATGGGCATGTAGTGGGCCGTTGAGATGTTCTCGAACGCCGCGTTCAGGTCAGACGACGGACCCTGATAGATACCGGGGTTGCTGACCCGCTTCTGTCCGTTCAGGGACGTCTGAAGCTCGTGGAGATACTCGATGTCCGCGACGCCGAGATTCCATCGGGCGTACTTCGTACCGACGAGACCGGACGTGTCGGAGTCGCCGCCTCCGAAGCGGAGCTTCCGGAGCCAGTCCTTCCCGTCGTCGTCGGAGAGAAGCTGCTTCACGAGAGGCTCGACGAGTGCGCGAAGCTGAACGTCGCTCATGCGAGCGCTGACGTCCTCTCCGATCGCGTCGAGCTTCTGACGCATCTCTTGCGCGAGAGCGTCAAGGGTAATGCCTGTCATGATCGTCCTTCCTAGGCTTGCGCTCGATCGAGCGAGAGAGATGCGAGCAGGCTCGACGCGAGTGCCGCATCAAGCTCGTCTTCGGCCGGATCAGTCTCCGGCTCGACTTCGGGGGTCGGCTCGACCGGCTCGACCGGTGCGAGTCGGGAGAGCGCCTCTTCGATCTTGACGAGCCTACGCTCAAGATCGGAGTTGCCGGGGAGAGACGGCATGATCGGGAAGGCCGGAGGCACGGAGCCGCCCGACATCCGCTCGATCTCCCGAAGCTCTTCCATCACGGTCCGGTCATCGGTGTCGGCCCGGAGACCGAAATCCATGGCCAGCGCGTGACGCTGTCTGACCAGTGCGCCCGGATCGGCCGGAACGGGGACGGCCGACACTTCGGCAAGATCGTAATACGCCTCGTTCTTGATCTGTTCGGCCGACAGTGACCACCATCGATCGATTGGTGCGCCGTTGTCGTCCACGAAGTCGAAGCCGACGCTGACCGCGTTCAGGAATCCGTTCCGGTACTTGTTTTCGATCTGGACCGCGAAGGGATCCGACCGGTCGAAGGTGACCGTCGTCTTCAGCCCCCCGGCGTCGATCACCGACCGGCCGCGACCGATCGGAGGCATGTGATCCATATGCATCCAAAGGATCACGGGATTCGCGTTGAAGTTGTCGATCTTCCATCGGTTCTTCCGGAGCGCGAAGCCGTAGCGGTTCGTGCCCTCCGACGAAGCCGTGAAAGTGAGATCACCGTCTCCTGTGACGGTCGGAGCCGCGAGGGTTCCGTGAAGCCATCCGAGTCTCTTGGTCATGATTGGACCCTCCCGTGCCCGTTGATCTTCTTCGGTTCCTGACCGTTAAGCGTCAACGGTCCGTGACGCATCTCCATCGAGAAGATGTCGAGCGCGGCCAGTGCTCCGGCCGCTGTCTCCTGATCTGCCGGAGGCAAAGGCTTCGGCTCCGGACGGTCCGGCCCGTTGACGGCCCCCTTGTTGACCGGAGCCCACCAGGCGTCGCCCCACGGCACGGAGGGAAGACCATGCGACTCTCTCCACTCGTTGACCGTCAGGCCGCCTACCTCGATCTGAGCCCGTTCCCGGTCCCATACAGAGGTAGCCGACTCCTGAAGCGCTGGCACCTTCGAGAAGTCGAACTCCGCGTGAAGCGGTCGGCCGGTGAACATCGGAAGGAACTGCTCTGTGATCTCTTCCTGGCGAAGCTCGGCATCGGGCACGAGCGAGTCGGCCCACAAGATCGAGTGCAGAGAATCGACGTTGGCCAGCGTCGCATGCTCAAGATCGTTGAGCAGGGGTGACGGGATCCCGTACACGTTGCAGACGCGCCGGAGCGTCATGTTCATGCCGTTCGCGAACTCCGCATCTCGCGGGGTTACCTGAGCCTGCTTGAACGTCGCATCGAACCGGAGCACGGCCCAACGGTGCGCGTTGCTCGACCCCTTGAACCGATGCTCAAGGAAGGCTTCGAGATCGTCGGCTTGTGGCTGCGTGAAGCTCACCTTGTCGCCGGTCGGGGAGACGAAGCCGCCCATTTGGAGGCCCTGAGCGAAGAGCGCCCGGTTGCTGTCGAGCATCGACGAGCCGGTCTCCGCTGATCTCTGCGCCGCCTTCAGGGGAGAGAGGGGAGAGAACTCGTCGAGCGGGTTCGGGTACCGGAACCAGATGATCTCGTCGGGCTTGAACGGGATCGGTTGCCCACCGTTCGCCGGATCGTAGAGAAACCCTTTGATGTAGTTCTTCGAGTCCGGCACGACACGCACCCGAGACGGCTTCAGCCACCAGATCTCTTGCGGGACGTTGAACTGATCCTTCTCGATGGCCCAGAACGACTCTCCCCAGAGACCCATGCTCATCTCGTCCATACGGAAGAGGCGACGCTGTGTCCAGAAGGGGTTCACGTGCTGGAGAAGATCGTAAGCCGGACCGAAATCGACGGTCTTCCGGCCGGAGCCTGAGCCTCGATAGAGCTTGACCTTCAGCCCGGACATGAGTCGAGCCCGGAGCGAGACGGCCGAGAAGACGTCGTCAGACGTCGCCATGCGTTCGAGGAACTTCGAGCCGTCGCTGTGCATGAACTGGAAGGGATCGTGCCCGTAGCGGTTGTCCGCGAGAGCGCCGAGATCTCCGGCGACCGGCGAAGCCATCGAGGCATGCCGCGCGTTGACGCGATCAAGTAGGCCCATGATCACCTACCCTTCCGGCCGGACTGGACATCCTTCGCCAGCTCGAACCCTTCGACTCCGGCCGCGAAGATCCACGTGATCGCGGTCCAGACGGCCCGCCACACGAAGTAGACCGCGAAGCCGATGATCAGGGGGATGATCGCGATCAGCGTCAGCGCGACCTTCCGGAACGTTAGATCTTTCGCGCGGCTCTCGATCCGTTCGCTCGCGCGGCCCGCTACTTCGAGGATGGTCATCGACACTGCCCCCGAGTCCGTAGGGTGATCACGACCACACCATACACTGACGCTTACGTGTCATGTGCTTTACGTGGCCCGGAACCCGCAAATCGTGGCCCTGAGATGGCCGCTGACGGCCTATCGGCACCTACCCGGATAGACGACACCCGAGACCCCTTCGATCTTGTCAGCGTGGCAATCAGGCTCAGGAAGCCCGTTCTGCTGCCATCGCACCCCCGAAGAGCGCCCCGTTGATCTTCTCGGAGCCGTCCAGCTCGTCGAGCATGGCCGCGAGCGCCCACACGCCCATGGCCATCGCCACACACGCGTCAATGTGCGTCTTGCTCTTGCTCTTCTTCAGGGTGAAGCCGCCTCGCTCTTGAGGCACTGCGACCGCGCCGCGAACGTGAAGACCTAGATCGGGATCTCCATCGTGCACGAGCATGGTTTCAGTGATCAGCTTGAACGCGAAGCCGCACGCCGGAGCCATCCGTTGCGGGGACTGATCAAACTGGAGAACCTGGATCCCGTCCTCTTCGAGCAGCCGCGCCGGAACCTCGAAGTATCGAGGGTCGTACACGACGCACTGGAAGCCTTCGCCGGTCGCCTGATCCTTGATCCATCGCCAGACGTCGGCATGCGGGATGATCCCTCCGTGATCCTTCGCTTCCCAGATCTTCGAGGTGACGGCATACCGGCCGTCCGGCAGAAGCTCGACCCGATCGACCGCTACGGAGTCGTGCTTCAGCGCCATGTCCACACTGATCACGAATGAGTTCGCCGGATCGCTGACCCACTCGCCGGAGCACTTCGACCACGCTCCGGGATGATCTTGCAACCACGAGCCTTCGGCGATGTCGGCCCACCTGTTGCCGTAGTACCTGATCCACTCGTGCTTCGGAACGGTCGGGTCGTTCCACGCCGCGACGCGATCGGCCACGGACCAAATGACGTCAGCACCGGAGGAAGCGGCCCGGACCGCGATCGCGCGATCTTCGGGGTTCTCGAAGTTGAGACCCTCCGGAGCTTCGTGGATATCGACGAGAAGCCGGGGGTCGAGAGCAGGGTTCCGGATCACGCGCTTCGCATGCTTGTAGAGCACGCCGAGAAGGGAGTGATCCTTATCGAATCCGGCCGTCGAGATGTTGATGATCCGGCCGGAGCCGTGAGCCGTCTGCCGCTTGTTCGTGCTCTTGCCGACGACCATATGCACGCGAGCCCGCGAGCCTGCTCCGACGTCTCCCCACTCGTGAAGCTCGTCGCACACGAAGAGCGTCGGGAGGCCGCCTTCGTTCGTGCCCGCGACGGCCGCGATTCGGTGGATCTTTCCCGGCCGTCCGTCCGCGAACATGATCTCTGTGTCGAAGACGTGGAAGAGACCGCGAAGCGGAGCCGGAGAAGTGGACGGATCCCGTGACCCGAGCATGGTCGAGACAGCCGAGAACAGAAGATCAGCCTGCTCGAAGGATGCCGCCGCGATCGGGATGATCGGCGACGTCGGAACGATCTGCTTCGGCCCGGCGAATTCGAGGCAGACGATCGCCGCGATGAACTGCGTCTTGCCATCGCCGGTCGCAGCCATGCGGAGCGCCCGGTTGTATCGCCATTGATCACAGTTGCCGCAAAATTCGTACCATCGCCAGAGGAAGAGCTTCTGATCTTCCCGGAGCTTGAACGGCTTGCCGTAGGAGTCGCCGTCAGCCAAGATCAGCTTCTTCTGAATCCAGCGGACCGCGACGCCTCCGTGAGACGGCCAGAGATCACCCTCCGGCGACCACCCGCACCGCTGGCACTGATCAGCGTTCGGCTTCGCCAGAAATGATCTTGACGCGGGGGTCGTCTTCGTCGTCATCGTCTCCCCCGTCCTCGAAATCAGCGTTCATGTCCGCGAGCGTCTTCTCTCCGGCCAGAACCGCGATCCCGAGAGCGGCCCGGTTCTTCGGCCCGATGCCTAGCTGTTGCTCGATCGCCGCGATCCGGCCCTCAACCTGATTCGCCGAGTTGAAGAACCCGTTCACCTGCTTCTGGCCGGTCGAGCCGCGAACCTCCGGCTCCTTCATGGCCAGCGTCAGGAAGAGCTGATATCGCTCGACCATCTCGATCCACCTGAGCAGAAGAGAGCGGTCGGCCGGAGTGGCAAGCTCGCTGATCGGGTCGTCCCAGTAGTCAGCCCACACGCGCTTCGTCGGCTCGCTCAGGTTGGCCGGAGGCTCGAAGCGCTTCAGCGCCTTCGGCCGGAGAGTGATCTTCGCACCGTTGCGCGAATCGATCGCCGTACCGGCCGTTTTCTTCGGCGAATTTGATCCTTTTCTCGGCACTTCTCCCCCAAACTCCCCACGTTTGACGCTTAAACGTCAGCTTTTACCACTAAGATCACGGATCGTATTCCACTCTTCGAGGCTCGCGTCTACGACTCGCGCACAAGCTTCGGCCTCCTTCGGGGTGCCCGCGCTCAACTGGAGACCGCGCCACAGGATGATGTTCTGTTCCGTGTTCGCGAGCCGTTCGGCCGCTGTCATGCCGTGATCCACTTACCGCCACGGATGAAGCCGTGATGACCGCACGAACAGAGCAGCGAAGGGGAGACGGTCAGGGGTTCCCATGACTCGACTGTCCACTTCGCGTAGTTGCTGAAGGCCGCGCTCGACCGGACCCATTCCACGTCGAAGTAGATCGAGCCCATGCACGGCTCGCCGTCGTCCGCGCCCGCGTGCCGGTGATACAGCCCGACGAACCTGTCTCGCGTGTCCACGATCATCGCGATCTCTTCGCCGTCGCCGATCGGTTGCCAGTTGTCCGGCATCTTGGCCATCATTTTGAGCCTCCTAAAAAACGTTGATCACCGGTACCACGCCGAAAAGCCAGG